CCGTGAAGCAACAGCAGAAAATCAAACCCCATGAAGTCTACCGTGACGTGCTGTCTTCACTCGAAGCACCCTTGAGGCTAGCAATCGCCGCCTAACTTGAAATCTGTAACAGAATTCAAAAGCCCCACACGTTGGGGCTTTTTTGTGCCTGTGAAGTTGTCACCAGCGTGACAGCTACAGCCCAGACAATAAAAAACCCGCGTCATCGGTGTTGGCACACCTCGGCGGGTTTTGATCATCAACGAATGGGAACGTCATGGGCGATATTATCAAATCTGGTGCAGTTTTACTGCGAGTGGTGGAAAAAATGTCTTGGGGAAAAACAATTGTTATTTTAATAAGCATAGTGTGCTGCATAGCGGTATGGAAGCTACCAGAAATCATACTGGCGCTGAAATAAGCTACTGCAATCTGTCACCATCGTGACAGTTACCCGTTGCACAGTACCCGCATTACTTTTGTTGGGACACACTGTGCAACTGCGACCAGACAACCGTTTTACTCCTGCTACCCCGTCTACCCTCCCTGTTGGGCAGATGGGGCTTTTTGCTGGGCGCAAATGCCTGAGTGAACCGGAGAGCCGCGTCCTGCGGGTACAGTCTCCGCATGTCTTGCAGCTATCCGAGGGAGACAGTAACACCAAGCTCGGTGTGCATCTGGTCAAACTGGGGACATTCCACCACCCCAGCTACGGCACGTTTGACATCACCCAACAAACCTTTGACGACATGCTGCGCAACTATGCCGCTGGCACGTATGGTCAAAAAATCTTTGTCGATGTCGCCCACAAGCCCGACGACGGCGCGGCGGCTGAGATCACACGCTTGTATCAGGATGGCAAATGGCTCAAGGGCGATATTGTCCTGACCACGTTCGGGCGGCAATCCATCACTGAGCGTCAATATATCTACCTATCGGTCGATTACACCGACAACTGGAAGCACACCGAATCCGGCACAGACGTAGGCGCTGTACTGTTCGGCGCAGGCTTAACAATCCGCCCATTTATCAAAGGTCAGCCGGGTATCGCGCTGGCAGAACCCACACTATCCGGCACTGAGGCAAACATGAAACACCGCAACCAATTTATTAAGTATCTGGCAGACATCAAGTGCAGTGACGCACTGGTCAAAGCACTCACAGAGCAATACGACGCGCAAGCGAAGGTGTTGACCGACGACGCAGCCAAAGAAGCACTGCTCAAGCAGTTGTCAGCCATTGCAACGGAAGCTGTCAAGATGCTGGCAGAAAAGCCCGATGCGCAAGTTATCCAGTTGCAGATGCCAGCCCCATCGGCTGGTGCGGCTGGCATGACAGCAGCAGACGTTGAAAAACTACTGAATGACCGCGAAACCTCGCGTCAACTTGCAGCGGCGGACGTTGCTAAAAAACTCAGTGACAACAAAGCGGCGTTTAGCAAGTTGTTGGCAGATGCAGCCGGTCTGAGCGATGACACCCGCAAGTTGCTGGCAACAGCAGGTGAACTGATCACGGGCGACATGACGGCTGACCAGATCACGCGCTTGGCGGAACATCAAATCACGGTTGGCAACCAGATGGAGGTATCCAAACAACTATCTGGAATGGGCTTTACCGTCTACGGCTCGCCGCACATCACCGTGGACGAAACCAACAATATCAAAACCCTATCGGAAACCGTCAAGAAGGCACTGAAAGAAACCAATGCCTACGGCGACCGTCGCCTGAGCTTAGCGGACGAACCCACTAACCTGCGTTTTGTTAATCGTGTGTTGTCGGAATTTGACCGCGTTTATGCGTATGCGCTACAGCAAGAGCACCGCATCCTATCCGGCTCACCAACCAACATGAATAGCGCCTTTTTGCCTGCCAGTTTCCAACGTGAGGTTATCCGCGAGGCATTGGCGGATCTGAACATCCTGCAATTGGTGCGTACTAACATTGACCCATCTGCTACCACCACCACACAAATCCCATATGAAGTGCTAACCAGTGCGTCCAGTATCCCCAACGGCGGCATGGTGACGGAGGGTAATGAGATCCCGTTTGCGGGTGCAGGTATCAAAAACGAGACGGCATACGTCCGCGCGATGAAATTGGCGCTGAAAGTGACCAACGAAATCATGCACTTTACCCAGTCTAGCGGGGTCAACTGGAATGCGTGGGGCGAAAACATCGCCTCGAATGCTCGCATCATGCGTGAGCTGATCCATTTGCGCATTGCCAATGAAATCCAGCGCTCCTCTGATACGTACATGGCGGTCGCGGTAAGCAATGAAGCGTTTACTGCCTCTGCCAACGGTCTGATCAAAACCGCCCTTTTCCCCATTGTACGCCCACATCAAGATTACGACCTGCAAGGTAATGCCATTAATCTGCCGGAATGCCCACTGACGATTACGATCAGCGGCACAGCTATTAAGTTTTACACGGGCGACCCGCAATTGACCGCTGGCACGTACTGGAAATTTAGCAACATTAACTTGGGCTATATCCAACTCGTGAACCAATTGGGTGCGGTTGCTGGTGCAGCGGCGACAGGGACAATCAGCTATTACAACCCGACCAACCTGATCAAATTCGACCTAAATCCGGCGACGGGTGTGGATTACCGTAAAAACCTCAACAATCTGTTGTCTGCCGTCGGCGACCAGAAAGCCATGCTATCCAGCCAGCGTTACAGCCGCCCCGAATACGCGCTGATGAGTTCCATGCTCAACAACGAAGCGAGTAAAGCCGAGCAGTTTGTCATGGAGTTTAAGCGCCAAGGCACGAATGACACCATCAGTGGCGACCTTGAATCCATTAAAGGTCTGCCCTCTTTTGACTGCAATGCACCGGGGATGGATTTGGGCGACCAACGTATCCTACTGGGGCAGCGCGGTTTGACGGGTTACACGATCATTAAGCCTTACAGCGTAGGCGTGCCGTTTGAAGCGGTGGGCGTCAATGGTCGACCGACGGGCGAAAAAGTGGCGTATGGCGAGGAGTACAACGCGCTCTACACCCCCAAAGCCGTCCGCCAGCGTTACACCTCTGTGCTTGTCTACAACAGCACCACGCGGTAATCAGCCATGAGCAAAGTCATCATTACCAACACACTGGGTACGCCGATTTTTATCGGCGGCACACTGCTGTCAAATGGCATGAGCATGGAGGTTGAGGCGCATGACGTGCCTGACTGCCTGTCTGCTAATCCATCCGATAAGCCCATTGACCCGCTTGCTCCGCCGCCGCCTGCGGAATCAAGCGAACCACCCGCCCCAACCGACGAGGATTTGTTGGTCGCGGCAGCGAAAGCGAAGGGCAAGTGATATGGGACTCATTACACACCAAATGTTACAAGCCGCTGGCGTATCTGAGCAGCGTGCTGCCCAGAACGCCCCGCTGTTACAAGCAGCGGCGGATGAATTTGGCATTGATACACCGCTAGAACTGGCACATTGGTTGGCACAAATTTGCCACGAATCGGGCTGTCTGCGCTATGTGCATGAACTTTGGGGTCCAACCCCCGCACAACGCCGTTACGACACCCGCAGTGATCTGGGTAATACCCCCGATGCTGACGGTGACGGTTATCACAATCGGGGTGTTGGGTTTTTGCAATACACGGGCGAATACAACATTGAACGCGCCCTGCAACGGCTGGGATACCCGCCGGACAGCAATGAAAATCTAGCCACACCCGACGGTGCAGCACGCAGTGCAGCGTTATTTTGGTTTGATCACGGCTTAGATACCGTCGCTATCCGTGCGGGCAAAGATGTCAAGCCGATCACTCGCATCATCAACGGCGGTTACAACGGGCTAGCTGAGCGCCAGCAGTATTTTGACCGCATCATGACGTACATGGCGGCAACAATGTTAGGAGATCAAGGCAATGATCAACAGCAAAAACCGCCTTGAATTCTGGGCTGGCATTGGTGCAGCTTTGTTGTTGGTATTTGGTGTATTGCTACCCAGCAACCCACGCAATGCTGCTTTAGTCAGCTTGGGGCTGCTAATTGGCGGCGGACTGAAAATGATCGTCAATTGCGTGCTGCAAATGCGGCGCAAGGCGCGGGGGAAGTGTGGAAAACAATGAAAATAAAACTGCCACAAACAAGCAAGGATTGCCTGAAGCAGTTATCCAGATCATGGCATGGATTGCACTCTTTGGCATGTTCGCGGTCGACAAAATGCTGCACATGATTACCCCACCCCTACAAGATGTTTGGTACGGCGTAGCGGCTGGTGTTGCTATCTTCGGGCACGGCGCGGGGCGACTGATGCTGAAAATTCGGGGGAACACACCATGAAAACCCGCACAGAGGTGATTGCTGAACTGCAATCTATTGTACAGACCGACCGCCAACAGTGGAAAGTGACCGCATTTCCACGCGCCGTCAGTGCCGCGTTGACCGCGTTTAACAAAGACCGCCCATTGACCGCGACTGCCTCGTTTGAATTGTGGGCGGGTAAGTCGGTGTATGCCGCTGATGATTGCATGATTCGCTATCTCGGTAGCTATTGGGGGCTTGACCAGCCTGCTTGCCCAACATGGGATGCTGCCTACGCGGGTGCGTTACCGCGAGTCATTGCGATTCGTACCGCTGCTGGTATGAGTCTCCAGTTTTTGCCGTACCCGTCTCACAAGCACATCCAACTGCACGGCAAATATTTTGAATACCTGTACAGCGTTGGGCATGTACTGACGGATGACGATTGCAGCATCAATGACGACGATTACGACGCGTTTATGAACCGTGCCTTGGCAGCGTTGATGCGTGATTTGATTGCCTCCGGCGTGTCTGAGCCAGTGCAGTTGCATCGTGGCATGGGCAGTATGCCCAACAGTGCCACCCCGCTGGCAGCGTATGACGCGCTAATGACTGCTTACCGGGAGGCGATGAGTGGATATTAATATCACCGTCACTGGCGATGCTGCGCAACGGCTGCAAGCTACGCCCGGCTTATTGCGCCAAGCCTTGATGCAAGCCGCGCTGGGTATCGCTCGCCGTAGTGCGGCGGATCTCGGTGACAGTGCTGACGTGCCGAAATGGACGGGTAATCTGGCGGATGGGATGCGTGCCATCCCTACTCCCGATGGCGCAATGCTGCTGATCGAAGCGCAATACGCCCGCTGGGTACACGACGGCACGCCTGCTGGCACATTCCCCAATCTCGACAATTTGGCGGATTGGGCAAAAGATCATGGGATGCCGGGTGCGGAGTGGGCAATCGCTGCCAAGATCAGACGAACCGGTATCAAAGCTAAACCGTTTTTACAGCGGTACATGTCGTCACTGCAATTTGAGGCAATGGCAAAGCAAGTGCTGCTGAGCGAGGTGGATCATGCGTTGGCCTGATTTACTCGCGGGTTTGGAAGCGGAACTCATACTGGATTTGCCCGATTTTTTGGTTAAAGCCGGAACGTGGCTGGCTGCACCTAATGTGGATGCTGTTCATCTGCAAGTCGCCAAGGAAACCGCGCAAGGCTATGGATTTGCAGGTTACACCCTGTACATCGACTTATTTGTACGCGTTGCTGCTGGAGAGCCGCATTTAGTCGGCTACCGCAAGCTGGATGAATATCAGCAAGTGATTGAGCAACGTCTGAAAGAATTTAGCCGGGTCACGCCGGGTGTCACGTCGATTTTCGGTTTGTCGTGGGAACAAGATGGCGGTGCATTTGTGCCGACGTTTGCGAGTCGCCTGACTGCCTTAGCGACGTGCATCACTGACAGTAATTTTTGTGGTGGCTGTGCGCCACTGGTGATTTGAGGATTTTAACCATGCCGAAATACGAAATGATTGATGGTAAGCGGGTGAAAATCCCCACTACCCCGCCACAACCCGAACCTGTTGCGCCGCCTGCTCCGGCAGTCCCTGCGCTACCAGAACCGACACCCGCTAAGGAGGCTAAGTAATGCCCGGTAAAGTCACATCCTACGATCAGGCGTTATTGCAGATCGGTATCCAATCCGCCCGTGGTACGCCAGCGGTATTGACCGCCTCCAGCGTGTTGTTGGTCGGTAGCCTCGAAGCCAGCATCAAGCAGATGGACGAGGAGCAGATGGATCTCGCCTCTGATGATCCGTTTTACAAGCCGACGAGTCGCAGCAATTTCCGCACCTCATTCAAGTTTGACGTGCCGTGGATTTATTCTGGCACTGCCGGAACAGCCAGCCCGTTAGAGCCTGTGTTTTTGTGTTGCGGGTTTGACTCCACCAAAACGGCGGGCAGCAAGGTGGTATACACCCGCGCCAGTTTGAGTGGTGTTGACCTTGCCACAATGGTGATGCAGGGCGACATCGACGGCGCAACCGCCGATGAATACAAAACCACGGATGCTATTGGCGAAATCGGCTGTACGTGGGAGGCAGGCAAAAAGCCGCGCTTTAATGTTTCCAACCTCACTGGTAATTACATCCTGCCCGCCAATGCGGCGCTGGTTGTCCCCAACTGGGGTGTACAGAAAACCAATCTGGGTGAGGAATGGGAAGGCACTGTTGCTTACATGGGTAAGTTTGTTGTGGGCGGTGTTGATAAGGCGCTGTGCCTCACATCAATGTCGTGCGACAACTTATCCGGCATGACCGTCAAGCGCACGCCGTTTGCGGGTTGCACGGGTGGCACAGTTCCCAGCAACGTCCAGCCAAAATTCACGGTTACTTACCGCAAGCCCGATTACGCCTTGGAATTCAACCCGTGGTCACTCGACAAAGTGGGTGTTGAGTTCGGGTGTGGATCAGTCGCTGGTCGGAAAATCCGTATCTCCTGCCCCAGTCTTGAAGTGGTGGGTGAAACCAAGCGCACCAAGGGGCCAGACGGCAATACCTTTATTACCCAAACGTTGCAGGCATTGACTGCGATTACCATTACCGAGGAATAAGCCACATGGCATTTGTTAAAGGCAACAAGCAACCGACCGTCCGCTACCAGCACACCGCGATTTTGGCGGGCGTGGATGAAAAAGGTCAGGTGCTAAAAGACCGCTTTGAGGTGGTGTATGAGCGCGGCGACGGCAAGGCAACGCTCAAAGCATTGCAGGCTGATCTGGATGCGGTGTCCGGCGATGATGCCGCCACAGAAATGGTTTTACGGCGGCAAGTGGTCAGCATTGCACTGCGTGATGACGATAACCGCCCTATTCCGTGGGATGGTCAGGAAGATGACGTTTGGCAGTGGTGCATGGATCGCCCCGCTTACTCTAGCGAGATCCTCACGGGGGTCATGCGTGCGGCTGCGAATCGCGGCTTCGAGGATGAGCGCAGAAAAAACTACTGAACGCTGGTTGGCGTGATGGTGGCGGGGTTGGTGATATTGATGCTGACCAAAACGATGACACAGCCCCTACCCCACCCCTCTCACCCGTACTGGCGCGATTGGCGCGAACCGCACTGGGAGATCAAGCCAAGCTCCCCGACACGGACGATGATTGGCAGCCTGACCCCGACTTTATTATCTGCCGAGAAAATTGGGCAGCGTGGCTAGTCTGGCAAGACGTGAAAGACCAATGGCGGGTTGCCCCAATGGGCGGCTTTTTGGGTCTGGATGGCGCGTTTGTCCTCGACTGGTTACGCCTGCAATACAGTAATCCTGAGCGTATCCAGCGGTTGTACCGCGATGTCCGATTAATTTCCAACGGATTTTTAAAAGCCCTTAACGATGAGCGAGCAACGTCTAAATCTTAATGTCCACGTTAATTCCGCCGATGCTCGGCGGGACTTGGCGGCTACTGGGCGCGAATTAGGGAGTTTGGGCAATAAGGGCAAGTTGGCCGGTGATGGCATGGCATCACTCGCGCATCAGGTGTCATCTGCCAAGATGCAGCTCCTCGGACTTGCGGGTGCTGCATCAATGGTTGAGGCGGGTCGTGGTCTGATTGAGATGGCGGACGAGTACAAAAATCTCGAAGCCAAGTTGCGCCTCGTTACCAAATCACAAACCGAATACCTTGATGTGCAAACCAAGCTGATGGCAATGGCAGATGCTAACCGTCAGAGCGTGTCTGCTACGATCAGTCTGTATTCGGGCATTGCGCCCTCTCTCCAAAAGGCGGGTAAATCACAGGCGGATGTGCTCAAAGTCGTCGACAGCGTTAATAAGGCGCTGGTCGTCGGCGGCTCGAATGCGCAAGGGTCAGCCGCCTCTATCCTCCAGCTCACGCAAGCATTAGGCAGTGGCGTGCTGCGCGGCGACGAATTTAACAGCATCATGGAAAACGGTCGCGGCATTGCGATGATGCTGGCGGATGCGTTGCACACGGACGTTGGTAAGCTGCGGACGTTGGCAGATCAAGGCAAGCTGACCGCTGATGTGGTATCCCAAGCGTTGCTGGAGCAGCATGATGCCGTCGCCGAGAAGTTTGCCAAAATGCCGGTGACAGTCGGGCAAGCCATGCAGGTGGTGAAAAACAACCTGTTGGCGTATGTGGGCAGCACTGACTCGGCGAGTGGTGCTACTTCCGCCCTCTCTGGGGCGCTGATGGGATTGTCTGGCAATCTCAGTACGGTCGCAAACGTAGTGGGTGTGATTGCCACGATCTACGCGGGGCGAGGCTTAGCGGCGTTAACGGGGTATACGGCGGCAAAAATGGCGGCGGTCGCGGCGGGTCGTGCCAAAATCGCCACGGATGCACAAGAGGCGGTCGCGGCTGCGACCCAATCGGCAGCAACCAGTCGGGCAGCGGTGGTGCAGCGTCAAGCGGCTGTCGTCAATGCCAGCATGTCAGCACAAGCGGCGCTGGCAAACAAAGAGGCGGCATCGACCGCCCTGCTGGCAGCGCGTGGTACGGATGGGTATGGAGCAGCCGTGCGACGTATGCAGGCGGCACATGTGGGTTCAACCACTGCCAGTGCCGCTGCGGCGGTGGCACGCACAGAATACACCGCTGCGACTCATGCGGCGGCGACAGCAGAGATCCGGCTAGCGGCGACGCAAGCGAGTGCAGCCCGTGCCACAGGAGTGATGGCGGCGGCAATGCGTGGGCTGTCGGGTGCAATGGCGCTCGTTGGCGGCCCTATTGGTCTGCTGGTCGTCGCCATCGCTGGGATTGCGTACGGACTAAAGCATCTGGTCGATGAGGAGGAGAAAGCCAAAGATGCGATTAAAGACTCCAGCGGCGAATGGCTGAAATACGCCGACATCACGGACAAAGCCAAGCAGCTTAATGTTGAGTACACCACCGCATCCAAAAGCAAAAAAAAGGCGATTGAGGATGAATTGAAGGCGCTGAATGCCACCACGGAAGCGGAAATAAAGTCCGCTGCTGCAACCTTGGGCACAACACAAGCCAAGCTCGCTTCCCTCAAAGTCAGCAATCAGCGGCAGGATTACACCGCGTCTTACGTTGACGACGAGGGTAATCTTGTTGCCGACAGCAATGAGGCAAGCAAAAGCCTCGAAAATGCGTACCAGCGTGACATCGACCAGCAGATTGCCAAGTTGCAAGAGCTGAATGCAGGGTTACAGGGTGTTACCCATGAGCAAAAAAATCTAGGCACGGCGACCGACGACGCTAGCACCAAAACAGACCAGTCCGCCCTGTCGCTGCTGGGTGCTGGCAAAGCTAGCAAGGAGGCAGCGAAAGCGTTGCACGACCACGGCGATGCCCTTAAATCCGTTGTTGAATCCCTGCAAAAACAGCGTATTGAGCTGAAACACGGCAAGCTCGCAGCGGAATATTACACCGACCGCATCAACGGGCTGACGGATGCCGAAGCGCGTGCCAAAGCGGGTGCATCGCAGTACAACAGTCTGCTGGAAGAGCGCAAGCGTTTGCAGACCGAAGCGGCTGGTTTGTCGGGCAGCTTGGTGGACAAGTACCAAGCTCACCTTCAGGACATCGGGCTGGACGCTGGGGCAATGGCGGGGATTGATGCCGCCAAAGCATCGACCGACCGCGCTGTCACCTCTGCCAATCAGTACAAATCAGCCATTGATTCGGCAACAGAATCCCTAAAACGGCAAGAAGAAGCTGCCAAAGCGGCTGGCACAGGTGCGGTTGCCTCGTTTTCCGCGCAAACCGCAGGTATTCAGCAGATTGCAGGCGCAGCCGCCGCTTCAGCCGCGCAAGTCGTCGGCAAACTGCAAGCGCTAGGTTGGTCAAAAAATCAAGCGGTGGGCATTGCTGCTAATCTAAAACAAGAGAGTGAGTTCCTCCCCAGCGCAGTAGGCGACAGCGGCCATGCTTACGGCATGGCGCAGTGGCACGAAGACCGCCAAGCCAATTTTAGCCGCGCAATGGGGAAAGGCATTCAAGGTTCTTCGGTCGATGACCAACTGAAGTTTGTCACCTATGAGCTAACCAAAGGTAGCGAAAAAGGCGCGGGCAAGAAGCTACAGAACGCATCATCCGCCGCTGAAGCTGCTGCGATTATCTCCCGGTATTATGAGCGCCCCGCCGCAACGGCTGAAGAGATGACGCGCCGTGCAGGCATTGCTAACGGCATTGCCAAAAGTCTGGGTGATGCTGTTCCCACCTTCCGCGCCGTGGCGGAAGAAACGGGGAAAGTCGCACCAGCAGCAGCTAAAGCCCTACCCGTCTTAGGCAACCTAACCACCGCCACCACGTCCATTAAAGATGTGACGGTGGAATATAACGGTGCAATGGATGCTGCCCGCGTCACCGCAAAGGACACGACCGACCTACTGCAATCCAGCCTCAACAACGAAATGAACACGTTGCTGAAGACGGCGACAGAGCAAACCCTACAAGCCAAGCTCACTGGCGCGGAATACCGCCAGCATGAGCTGGATGTGATGATGATCGGCGCGGAACGCGCTAAAACCGTCATGACCGAAGAGCAGCTCGCCAATTACACTAAAGAGCGTGTCAAAATTGAAGAAGATGCCGCCAATGTCCGCAACGGCATGGCAGCACAATATACCGCCGAACTAAAGAAGCAGAATCTTAGCCAGGAACAAATCAGCGATCTGGTATCCCGCAAAATGGCAAACGAAACTGCCAAGCTCCTCAAGAATGCTCAAGACACCCGTCAGCAACTACTGCTAACCCCTGCTGCTTATCAGGCGATGACAATGGCGGCGGATGGTTTTAGCCAGGAACAAATTGCCCAAGTGCAACACGTGGAAAAACTCAATGAGGAGCTAAAGCGCATCCGCGAGACTGCCGATAAAGTGGGTGAGGATCTGCTGTCGGCGCTTACTAATGCTGCGATGGGCGGGCAGGATGCATTCAAGGGGCTAGAACAAACGCTCAAGGACAGCTTTGCCAGCTTGGTGCTAAAACCCACGATTGAGCCGCTGACAAAAGCCGTGAGCGCTGGCATTAATGGCACATTGACGGGTCAAGCTAATCCGTGGGCAAGTCTGCAACAGCAAATGAGTCAAACGTGGAGTGGGTTGCAGCAAGGTGGGATGCAGGGCTATACCAACGCGGCAGGCATCGGTGCAACGATTGGCGGTCTGACCGGATCACAAGAAGGTGCAATCGGTGGGTCGCTGGGAAGCATGGCAGGCAAGGCATTGGGTACAGCGTTGGGCGGCCCTATCGGCGGCGCAATTGGCAGCGTCATTGGCTCAGCCGCTGGTGCGGCGCTGGGCGACATGCTCAAGGATGATGATAGCGCCCGTGCCAAATTTACCAACGGTGCGCCCGTGGATGGATTTGTTAATCGGGATGGCAACAAGCTATCAGCCACAAGCAAGTACGGCACGTTCGGATTCCAAGAAGACGGCACACACGATTTAGGCAATGCAGCCGAAAAAGAAATGGCGGCGTTCGTGCAGCGCATGGCATCGGTCGATAATGCCCTATCAGAGTTCATCCCTGCATCAGAAACGGCGCGAATCACTGCTGAATTGGCTGGATTCCAGCATAGCGGGTTAGATTTCGCAGAACTGTTTAAGCAGCGCCTTGTTGTGATTACGTCCGGTCTGTCTGAGACCATGCGCAGTTTGATCGACTACAGCCAAGATGCAGACGGCATTTTATCCCGCATTAACGACCTTATTGCCATACAGAAAGAAGCCGTCCCCGCCCTGCGCAACATGAACATGCAGATTGGGGCGACGGATGACGCAGCATTGGCAGCGGCAGCGGGGCTTGCTGATGCCGCAGGCGGATTACAAAACCTAACCACGGTTGCCAGCGCATACTACAGCGCGGTCTACTCCGAAGAGGAGCAGAAACAGAACAGCATACGCACCGCTCAAGCCGCTGTATCTGCCTTCAACGCGGCGAATAACACACAAATTTCCAGCCTCGCCAGTTTGCGCCAATATGTCGAGGGGCTGGACATCACCAACCCTGCCGCTCAAAAAGCCAGTCTGGCTGCAATGGGATTGGCGGATGAATTGCAGTTGCTTGCCCCTGCAATTGTCGCCGCAAATACTGCCGTTTCCTCCGTGGCGATTGCTGATACATCTGTGCTTGATAGCGCCAATGCGAAACTAGCCGAGCAGCAGGCGGTCTTTGGATTGTTTAACGATAGCTTATCTGGGATAACATCTGGTCTTGATAGACAATTATCGCAGCTAGAGAACAGCTACCGCGATCAAATAGCTGCGTTTGGAAAGGCGCAGGATGCTGCGCATGGATTGCGGGATGCCCTATTGGGATTGCATGTTAGTGATGCTACTACGCTAACGCCAGAGCAACAGCTAGCCGAAGCCCGTAAGCAATTTGCTGATTTACAAGCGGCAGCAAGCAGCGGCGATATTAATGCGGCTTCAAAACTAGAATCGGCAGGCGATGCCCTCCTGCGATTAAGTCGTGAATACAATGCGTCAAGCGTTGATTATTCAAACGATTTTGCAGCGGTTGCAAACGGATGGTCAAGCGTTGCTGATTTGCTTGAAAACCAGCGTGACCCGCAGCAGGACATGCTAGACGCGCAAAAGAGCATGGTGCAGCAGGCGACGAATCAAGCCGCACAAATGGCAGCAGTCTATGGCGGTATTATTGGCGGGAATAACCTGCTAACAATGCTAGGTACAAATATAAATAGCCTTCCGCCGGATATTGCCAACGCTCTAAAATCGGTACTTGACGGTATAGCGCCAAAGCAGCCGGAAATAAAAGAGCTGACAAAATCGGAATATCAGGCGAAGGCGAATTCAGACGCATCTAGCACAACATCCCCAACGGCGCAGCTTGCAACGATCTACCAAACATTGCTAGGAAGGGCGATAGATACGGGTGGATTGAATTACTGGCTTGAAAAGATGGCGCAGGGAACTGGCATTTCTGACGTAATAAGCAGTATTTTGTCATCAACCGAGTTTTCTGGGAAGCACCCAAACAGCCACGCAACAGGTCTAGATTACGTCCCCTACGACGACTACAAAGCCAACCTGCACAGGGGTGAGGCGGTCATAGACGCAGCAAGCATGAATGCCATGCGCAAGTACGGGATACCCCTCCAAAGCCGATCAAGTGGCGGAAATATCGTGGTGAATGTCGATATGCAGGCACTGGTGAGCAAGGTCGAGTCACTCACGGCAGAAGTGCGGTCGTTGCGCTCAGAGCGCAGTCAAGACGCGCAATCAGCGGCACAGCAGCGTAGCGCCCATATCCAGCAAAGCAGCGATACAGAGCGCGGGGTTATTCGTGCGGTTAAGATGCGGGGTGGGAGATGAGCGATACGTATCAATACGGGCAAGCGCTATCCTCTGCTGCGGCTGGCGCATTCGTTTTTAACGACTGGCTACTAGACCCACGCAACCAACGTTACCGCGCAACGCTAATAGAAATACATGCCGATTCAGGGCTGTATCGTCTTGCCACGCAGCCATACTTCCAGCCAGACGCGATTTGGGATGATTTGCTGATTGATGAAGTGATTGTCGAATCAGCACTGGACGCAAGCGTATCAGTTGGGGATTTTACTTTTTCGGATGATTACCGCGCGCACTGGGGTTCGGAAAACTTTTATGGTCGACCTTGCCGCGTATGGCTAGGTGATACGCGTTGGGCGCGTAGTGCGTTTGTGCAGATTGCTGATTTGGTGATTGACCATATCCAGCGCAAAGATGACGGGGTTTTTTCGGTGGCGTTTACGGATGCCCTGCCGATGTTAGAAGAGAAGATTATTGGATTGAAAGTCAACGGGCAGCCTATGCCCGTGGTGTACGGTTCGCCTCGTAACGTTTCGCCAATCATGACGGATTACCTCACCAGAACGTACCGCTTTTCTGAATCAGCACTCACGGCAATCAGTACAGTCCGTGATCGGGGAAAGACACCCGCAACTATCACCAAGCTGCTACCCGCTGGCTCGGTAAAAATCGGGGTGAATGTAGCGGGTACGATTACGGGGGATGTGACTGCAACGCCAACATATTTGCGTGACGTGGTAGCCTCACTGCTCACCCGTGCGGGTATTGCTACCACGGCAGCAAGTATCACCATGCGCCGTTTTCCTGCCGCATACCCCAATGGCTACCCACTCGACATCTATATCGACGACCAGCCGACGTATCGGGATTTACTCCAAACCATCTGCGAGGCGTGCGGCGCATCATTGGCACGCGAGGCTAATGGCACGTACTCATTAACGTATGTGACGCTGGACGGAATGCCCTCGCTCACCCTGACATCCGACGATATTTTAGAGATTTCGGAAGAGTCCCGCGAACCCGTCTACAAGCAAATCACCATCAACTACAACAAAAATTACACAGTGCAAAGCGCGTCAGAATTGGCGGGTGGCGTGAGCATGGCGGACGTTAAGAAGTACGGCAGTGACTACTACGGCACGCTGACTGCTACAACAAACTACGGCGGCTCATTACACGACGGCACGTTAACGCACGATATTCTATCGGGTCAGGCTGAAGCGCAGGCAGAGGCGGAACGATTAGCAGAGCGCTATGCAGTGCCACGCCGCAAGTGGCGCATATCAGCTACACAGACGGCTATAAACGTGCAAGTTGGCGACCTGATAACCATTGCCGACCCTGCTCTATCCAGCGTTGTGCTGGTCGTGGCGGTGTCGAAAAACAACACGGATTTAACAGCAGATTTGGAGTGCATCGCATGAGCAATATCATAGATATATCGGTTAGTGATGCTGATGGTGCGGCTCAATCGCCGGATGGCCCAGCGCTAGAGATTATTGTCGGGCAGAATGGTCTGAAAGGCGATACTGGCGCAACGGGTGCTACGGGCGCAACGGGCGCAGCAGGAACGAACGGCACGAATGGTCTGAAAGGCGACACTGGCGCAACGGGTGCTACGGGCGCAACGGGTGCTACGGGCGCAACGGGTGCTACGGGCGCAACGGGTGCTACGGGCGCAACGGGCGCAACGGGTGCTACGGGCGCAAC